AGCCTGCGGTTGATGCTCTGATGCCCGCTCATGCTATCCAATACCTTTTTGGTATTGTCATAGTCACTGTTGGCTAAGCTCAGGTAAGCATCCCGCTCTTGCTGGGTGATCTTGCCAGCCTGGATAGCACCATCAACTAAGGCCTCAGCCTGGCCTTGGTTGAGCTGGTTGTTTAGCTCAGTGATCTTGCTATCCTTTTGCTGAAGCTCCTGCTTCTTTTGCTCCAGCTCCTGCTCAGCCTGCGTGAGCTTAACGTCCTTTTGCTTGAGTTGCTCAAGCACTTGGTTTTCCCCGGCATCCTGCGAGAGGCCAAGGTATACGGCTACACTTTTCATGTTATCAACATTTTGGTTAGGAATTGACTGCGGTTTTTGCCCCCCTGCTGAAAGCAATAAGCTTCGGGGGTCATTTGAATTGTCCAGATTAATGCGCTCACCATCCGCATTGTACAGCTGAAGGCTATTGACGTTGCCAGGTAAATCGGTAATGGAAGCCTCAAATGCTACCGACTTAGTAATGGTAGGCAGATCCTGCCCCTCCAGCATATCCTCAGGCGCTTCGCTGGTGGCCAGTATCTTAAGGCCCATGCTGGCGCCATTCAGGTAACCAGCATCCACTTTCTGCTTTATGGATGCAGCAAAGGTGTCCTGCTCATCAATGTCCGTATCAGCCAGGATGCGGTCAGCATCTACACGGACGTTATCCCAGCGCCCGATCGGCAGGTATTGCCTGCGATCGCCATCTTGCAGCATGTCATCACGCTGATGATTGTACAGCATGACCGGGTTATTACGGAAGGCTGATAAGTCCACGCCCTCGGTCAATACCCGAAAGCCGTAGACATTCACAGAAGAATCAGTAAGCGTGAAAGTAGGCATAGCTGCGCTGTATTCTACCATCAAAATTGAGCGCACCTTAACCCCTATGCAAATCAGTAATACACCGTTGATAACCTATCATGTACGGTTATTAGTTATGCCTTAATGGTGCAAAGGCAGCTTTTAAGGGGGCCAATGCGCTGGCATCTTTGTAGGTATGGCAGATAAGTTAGACAAGAATCAAAAGCGTGAGCTGGCTTACCAGCTCTACATGAATAGCTCGGTAACCTTCAAAGAGGTGGCCCAGCGCGTAGGCGTACAGCAAAAGACGCTAAGCCGATGGGCGCAGGAGGGTGGCTGGCAAGAGGAGAAGGCAGCCCGGAGCGTGACTAAGCCTAAGCTGCTTCAGAATTTCTACCAGCAAATCCTGAAGACCCAGGAAGCAGCCCAGGAGGAAGACCGCCCGCTTACTTATCAGGAGGCTGACCAACTCGCCAAGCTGGCCAATGCCGTGGAAAAGATCGAGAAGGATAACCTATCTACATACGTGAGGGTTTTGGAAGGCTATAACAACTGGCTGAAGGATGTGGACCTGAACCTGGCGCAAAGCAACGTGGAGTACATGACGGAATTTCTCCAGAAAAAGCACAAGGAACTGAGCGATGAGTAAGAGCAATAAGCAGGCACTACAACGCTGGTTTGAGCACCGGGAGGCCATCCACAATGCCACGGTAATCAATACCGATGAGGATGTCAAGACCAAGCAGGAGCGCAAGCAACGCCTGCTTAAGGATTACGATGCTTTTTGCCGGTACTACTTTCCGCATTACTGCACGGCCCCGGCTGCGCCTTTCCATAAGCGCATGGCTAAGCGCCTTCTTAATAGCACCAAGGCTTTTCTGGTATTGGCATGGCCGCGCTTCCATGCCAAGAGCACCCACGCCAGCCTGATGGCTCCGCTGTTCCTCTACTTCAATAGCGAGATCAAGTGCATGATCCTGGCTTCTAAGAGCGAGGAAAAGGCCAATAAGCTGCTAAGCGATATACAGGCGGAGCTGCTGGATAACCAGCGCATCATTAATGATTTTGGCGAACAGCACAAGATGGGTAGCTGGGAGGAAGGGGAGTTCACCACCTCCGGCGGGTGCCTGTTCAAGGCGGTAGGTAAGAAGCAATCCCCTCGCGGACTCCGGCAACGCCAGCACCGCCCGGACTACATTGTCGTGGACGATATTGATGATGACGAGGAGGTCAAAAATCCCCGCCGGGTGAGTGAGTCTTACGAATGGCTGATGAGTGCCTTGTTTGGTGCATTCTCACCAAAGCGCTGGCGCTTTGTGGCCGTGGGTAATGTAATCGGTAAGGAATCCATCCTGACTTACTTAGCTGAAAATGCTAAAAGCCAATACGAGCAGATCAATGCGCTGGATAAGAACGGCAAGCCTGCCTGGCATGAGCACTATACTAAGCAGGACATCAAGGATATGATGGAGGCAATGGGCCACCGGAATGCCCAGAAAGAGCTATTCCACAATCCCATTACAGAGGGCGCGGTATTCAAGCGGGACTGGATCCAGTGGAAGTACATGCGTTCCTTCAAGGAATACCGCTACCTGATTGCTTACACAGACCCGTCCCTGAAAAGCAGCAGCAAAGCCGACTACAAGGCCACCGTGCTGGTAGGCCTTACCGGTAAGGAGATGCACATCATCCGCGCCTTTGTGGATCAGACTTCCATTAAGCGCATGATCGATTGGCATTACGACCTATATGAGTCCGTCAGTGAGGGCAATACCCTGTACATGTATATGGAATCCAACTTCTGGCAGGACATCCTATTTGATGAGTTCATGAAGGAAGGCCAATCCCGTGGCTACCATTTGCCCATATCAGGAGATACTCGCAAAAAGCCGGACAAATTCCAGCGGGTAGAAAACATCAGCCCCTATTTTGAACGCGGCCTGATCTACTTCAACCAAGCTGAGAAAAACAACCCCAACATGCAGCGGCTGATTGACCAGCTGCTCATGTTTGAGAAGGGCAGTAAGGCTCCGGATGATGCCCCGGACGCCCTCGAAGGCGCTATTTTCAAGATACAGGAAAAAGCCCGTACCAGGGTAGCCCCGGACGTTGGCCACCTTAAAAACAGCACAAAACGCTACTAATATGTCTACGCAGATTATTATTGCCCTAATAGCAGCAGCGGGTGGCTATGCCGCTGCCGAAGTCATTAAGGTATTATTTCCTTCCAAGGCCGATCAAATGCATGCCAGCCAGCAGCTGCGGGATGACCTGATCAAGTTGCGCGGGGATATGCAGGAACAGATCAGGCAGACCCAGAAGGACCTTGACGAATGGAAGGATAAGTATTACCAGCTATTGGAAGATTACAATGAGATGCACAACAGCTTCAACAAGCTGCAAAAGGAATACGAGCATCTACAAAGCAAATACGAAAACCTGAAGAAAAAGGTGGACGCTTTAAAAACCCGTAACTCATGAACTTCTTAGACAAGCAAGACTTTGAAAAGCTCATCAAGGTAGACCAGCTGGATACCATTACCGGCAACAATGACCACTACATTGATGAGGCTGAGGCTGCTGCCATTGAGGAAATGAGCAGTTACCTCCGGTCTAAGTATGATACCGAAAAAATATTCAGCCAGACCGGGGATGACCGCAGCGACCTGGTCATGCTATACCTGATAGACCTGACCCTTTACCACCTGTTCACCAGGCTGACCCCGCGCAATGTTCCGGATATCCGGATAAGCCGATACGAGCGGGTAATCGACTGGTTAGAAAGGGTACAGATGGAGAAGGTCAACCCGGACTTACCGGAGTACGAGGATGCTGATAAGCAATACGTGCAGTACGGTAGCCGCCCGCAGCGCATACACCATTTTTAAGCAAGCTTTAAACGCTAATTAAATGCCGCGTAAAAGAGAAGAACACCGCGACCGCGATGCCGAAACGCTAACCGGCCAGGTAGATGTAGGCCGCATCCACCGGCAGACGCAGGATATTCAATCCTGGCGCAGTGCCTTGCGCATGGCGGAAAATCATTGGAACCCGCGCAGGTCTAAACTCTACAACCTGTACCATGACCTGATCCTGGATCCCCACCTTTCTGCGGTCATGCAAAAGCGCATCATGGCTATTACAAACTCAGAGATCCGCTTCCTTGAGGAGGGCGAGGAAGGCGAGGAAGACAGTGCCTTAATGAATCGCATCCGGTCACCCTGGTTCTTGGATACCCTCTATTGGATGATGGAGTCAAAATTTTGGGGCCATTCCCTGATTGAATTCCTGATGCAAAATGGCGAGATAACAGATTCGGAGCTGGTGCCCCGCCTGAACGTAAGCCCGGAGCGGGGCAAGGTGCTCTATCATGAGTACGGCTTAGATGGCATCGACTACACCACACCGCCCGAATCAAACTTTGTATTAGAAGTCGGAAAGCAGGATGACTTAGGCTTGCTCCTGAAGGCTGCGCCTTACGTCCTGTACAAGCGTGGCGGTTTTGCAGACTGGAGCCAGTTTGCAGAGATATTTGGCATGCCCTGGCGGATTGGCAAGTATGACCCCTTCAACCTTGAAACGCGCAACCAGCTCCAGCAGGCGCTGGCCAATAGCGGGGGTGCTACGTGGATGACAATACCGGAAGGCGCTAACATTGAATTCCAGCAGCCGTCTAACCAAGGCGGTGCTGCCGGGGTGTACCAGGAGCTTGTGAAAGACATCAACAAAGAACTCAGCAAGCTGATCCTGGGCAATACAATGACTACCGAGGACGGCAGCAGCCGCAGTCAATCCGAGACGCACCGGCAGGTTGAAGAGTCTATCAACATGGCGGACAAAATCTGGATGGAGTACATGCTGAACTGGCACTTCAAAAGCCTGCTTTCCCGCCATGGCTTTCCGGTTGACAACGGACGGTTTGCTTTTGACGATACGGAGAAGCTGAGCCTGGATAAGCGGCTGGATATGGACATCAAGCTTAGCCGCGTGGTGCCGATTGACCCCAATTATTTCTACGAAACGTATGGCGTACCGGCACCGGACGAGGGCGCGGACATCAATACGGATCCGCAGGAGGATCCGGAGGACGAACCAGGCAATGAGGAGGAGCTAAGCCTCATGATGCGCTGGTACCGCTGGCTGACCGGCTTTTTTCAAAAAAAAAAGGTAACGCTTAGCATACCGGACCGCCCGGTAATTCCTGACTACATTCAGCTACAACGCCCGGAGGATATCGAGGAGCAGGTCCTGCGCGATGCCCAGGAAGGCAAGGAATTCAACGCCCGCTACCAGGAATGGCTCACCGGCCAGCTGATGGAGGCCTTTGGTAACGGCTACAACACGCCCAGCGATATTGACTACAACAGCCCCCATCACCTAACCCAAAGCATGATGGAGGCCAACATCCACAAGTTCAGCGCTGCTAAAAACGTGGCTCAGCTACGCCAGCTTAACCAGGTCCGCCAGCGCGTTAGCAGTTTCAGCGAGTTCAAGGGCGAGGCCGATAGCGTACTGGACCAGTACAACCGCAACTATTTGAAAGCTGAATATGACCTGGCCCGCAGCACGGCCCAGAACGCCAGCGCCTACGTACAGCAAGTAGCTGAGCAGGACACCTTTCCGTACCTGGAATACCAGACAGCTGGTGATGACCGTGTAAGGGTGAGCCACCAAGCCCTGGATGGGCGCATCTACCAGGTGGATGACCCGGCCTTGGATACCATCTACCCGCCTAACGGCTGGGGCTGCCGTTGTGAAATGATCCAGCATACAGAAGTCCCCCAAGGCCGTGAGCTATCCAACCGTGAGGAGAGCATAGCAGCCTTGCAGGAGACCGATCAGTATGACCGCATGCGCAAAGAAGGCTTCCACCGCAATAAGGGGCAGACCAAACAGATTTTTGACAGCAACCAGCTGTATTTGCAAAACTTCAATGCCGGTGACCTGAGCTATCAAAGCCAGGACCGCAAAGCTTTTGCGGATATGGACCCCGCTACCATGCCGGACCTGCCGGAGCGTAACCGGGATGAGGAGTTTGCGCAGCTATGGTTTGATAACCAGCGCGGACGCAATGACCTGGATAGCAGCAGCATGGTCCGCTTCCTTGATCACCGCCAGCGTCCGGTGCACCTTAAGCGGACGAAGCTCAATAGCAACAACTACAACCACCTGGAGGACACCCCTACCATCCTCCGGGATGCCGATGAGGTGTACATGCGGGAACGTGGTGACCGGATGTTCCAATACGTGTACCTCAAGTTCTACAAGGAAGGCGCTAAGGAAGTCCGCGTAGACTTCCAGCGTGGGAAGCCGGAGAACATTAGGAGCATAGAGTTCACAGATAGCCCGGACGATAGTCGGCAGGGCATCCTCATAAAAGCAAAGTAAGATGGCGCAAGAAAAAGTCACCTGGGTATACGATGCCAAGGATAAGCTGACGCCCGAACTCAAGGGCATGAACCAGCAGTACGACAAGCTTCAGCAAGAGGCCAAGCGTACGGAGTCCGCAGTGTCCGGCGGTATGCGCCGCAGCAAGCAAAGCCTGACGGAGTTTGTGGATGAGATTCCAATGGCCGGCGAGGCCCTGCGCTTCCTGCAAAGTCCTGCCGGGATTGCCGCGGGGGCCATAGGCGGCATAGGCCTAGCAGCCAGTAAGGCAGTAGGTGAGGCAGAGCAGCTGGAACGGCAGTTCCTCCAGATTGAGCAAATGAACCTCAATAAGTCTAAGGAGGAGATGGAGTCCTACAAGCAATCGATTGTAGAGACTTCCAGAACTATCGACCAGATGCCGGAGACCACGGCTAAGGCTTTCTTTGACGTGCAAAGTGCCACGGGCCTTTTTGGGGAGGAAGTGAAGCAGGTGGTAGAGCAGGTCGGCACCTTTGCTGATGCTACCAATACAGACCTCACCAGCTCCATCAATGCTGCCGTCAAGGCTTACCGGAACTTTGACCTGGAAGCGGGTAACCTGGATAAGCTCTTACAAGCGAACATCAAGACGGTACAGACCGGCATAACCACCTATAACCAATTAGCCAATGTACAGGCTGACTATGCGGGGACTGCTGCCGCAGCTAACCAGACCGTTGCCTCAGCCAATAAGCTTTTTAGCGCTTTCACGGCAACCTCGAAAAACGTAGATGAGGCGGCCACGCTCACTAAGACCGCGTTTGAATCCTTGTCAGAAAGCAGCGTAGTGAATACGCTGGAGGAGTTCAATATTCAGGTAACGGATGCGCAGGGCAACCTCCTGAAAACCGAGCCCATTGTGCGCAACATGGTGCGCGCCTTTGAGGACTTAGGCCCGGAGCAAATCCGTAAGCTGAAAGAGGAAGTAGGCGGCACGGAAGGCATGACCATGCTGCTGAGCCAGGCGCAATCACAGGGCGAGGGCCTGCTTAAGACGTTTGAAAAGTTTGACAACACCGAGGCCGACATCAGCAAGGTGACCGACAAGGCCAAGGATGACCTCAGCGAGATCAAGGAAGACATCATGGTTGATATCAATGCACAGTTTACAGAAGCAGGCGGAACATTACTACCTGCTTGGGTAGGTGTATTAAAAGAAGTAAAATCATTATTGAAAGGCATTAACGATTTGTCTGATTTATCCTTGCCTGATTGGGCTAAAAATTTAGTAAATGCTGAATTGCCTGGCCGATTGTCGGGAAGTATATCTGATGCTTTAGGCAAACTTGCCTCTGGCAGCCCTTTTGGCTTTGAGGCTGAGGACCCTTTGAAGAATTTTCAAGCTCCGGCAGAAGCAACTGACACAGGGATAGCTGCCAGAAAACAGCTAGACATATTAAACAGCGGCCCTTCTAAAGAACAGCGCGAGCTTCAGCAGACGCTTGATCGGCAAAGCAATATCCTTTTCAACAGGATTGAACCCAAAAAGACTAACCAAGAGGACACCGCGCAACCTGATCCACCTAAGGAGCCGCAAGCCCAGCAAACCGAACAGGAAGCACAGGAGGTGGTCACCGGCGGTAAGCGGACCAAGGTGGTGCGCGTTTCTATTGAAAACCTGGTGAATGACCTGG